AACACGTTTCCTGTTGGTTACGTTGGGGATGAGAAGTCTCTAACCGGTTTACATTTGAGGGATTAAACATGGCTCACTTTGCTGAAATTGATGACAACAATGTTGTGCTGCGAGTCATCGTCGTAGCCAACAAGGATACGGCTGACGCTAACGGCAACGAAGTCGAGAGCATTGGCGTGGCGTTCTGCCAGCGTTTGCTTGGTGGAAACTGGGTACAGACTTCGTATCACGGGAACATCCGCAAGAACTACGCTGGCATCGGTTACACCTACCGCGCTGACATTGACGCCTTTGTAGCTCCGCAGCCGTATCCGTCATGGACGCTGGACGCAAATGCCCAATGGCAAGCTCCGGTGCCGATGCCAGAAGATGCGGGTACGGGCGAACCGCCGAAGATGTACTCATGGGACGAAGAAACCCAGTCTTGGGTTGAGGTTCCGGCTCCGGAGGCCTGACGATGGAAATGCAGGTCTTGTTTAACATCGTTGTCGGTGTAGCCGCGTTCTTTGGCGGATGGTCGCTTAATCAGATCACCCGTAGCATTGAGCGTTTGGACAAGGATGTTCGCAATATGCCGTTGACGTATGTGACTCAAATTCACTATCAACGGGACATTGATGAGATCAAAGGCATGTTGGATAAGATCTTCAACAAGCTGGATGAAAAGGTAGACAAATGAGCGAAGACATTGAGCTGTTTAAAGCCAAGGCTCAGGCTGAGTTAAATCGGCTTGAGGCTAACTCGTCTGCCAAAGATGTTGCGGGTAAGGCAATTGGCAAGGACGGACTCAAGTACATCACGATCATTGTCGTGATTGGCGTTGCATCTAGTTTGGTTCTGGATTCTGAGAAAATCGCAGCCGTTATGGGTTTGCTTGGCGCTTCGCTGACTGCTTTGATTTCCATGCTTAACGGTATTGCCGGGGCATCGGAGAAAGAAGAGAAGCCGGAGTTTGCGGTTATCAAGGAACTCATTGCCAAGCTTGATCGTCTGGACCGCAAAGAGATGCCGATGCGAGTCGATGTGGAAGGCGATCATGTGACCGTAACCAAGGGCGACGATGTGGTGAGGGCTTCCAAATGATGACAATGATTTCAACCTTCCTGTCCTTCCTTGCTGGTGGACTTCCCAAGATTTTGCAAATCTTCCAAGACCGGCAGGACAAGAAGCACGAGCTGGCTCTAGTCGCAGCCCAGAAGGAGCGTGAGTTGGCCTTGGCTGAGCGTGGCTTTATTGCTCAGGCACGAGTCGAGGAAATCAAGCTGGAGCAAGTTCAGGTGCAGTCCGCAGCCGAGGAGCGCGTAGCCCTATATCAGCATGACATGGAAATTGGCAAAGGCGCATCGCAGTGGATGATCAATCTACGGGCTTCGGTTCGTCCGGTCGTCACCTACATCTTCGTGCTGGAGCTGGTAGCCATCAACATCGCTGGTGTGTGGTACGCCTACAACACGGGTGTGCCGTTTGCGGCTGCGATGGCTGAAGTGTTCTCGGATGACGAGATGCTGATCCTGTCTTCGATCATCGCCTTCTGGTTTGGTACTCAAGCATTCGGCAAGAAGTGACATCGGTATACCACATCAGAAAACAATCAAGCCTTGCGCTTGATGAAGGGTACGTTGGAATCAGCGTAAACCCTGCTGTTAGGTTTTACCAACACAAAAATGCTGCAAAGACTCGCCGCGATCATTTATCAAATGCTATTAAAAAATATGGCGACGAGATGTGTATTGATGTTATTGCGTCGGATCTTGATGAAGATCTTGCGCGGTTTCTAGAAAAAATGCTTCGCCCATTTGAAAACATGGGGTGGAATACTTGTGTTGGCGGCGGCATTCCTCCAAACCCAAAAGGCAAGGAAAGACCAGAGGCTTACCGTAAAAACATATCTATTGCCAAACTTGGTAGCAAAAATCCGATGTTTGGTAAAAAAATTGTATTTTCGGAAGAACATAAATCTCGCTTGTCGGCAGCGGCGCAAAACATGCCTGTTTTGGTTTGCCCTCATTGTGGCAAGCAAGGACGATGCAATGGAATGAAACGATGGCACTTTGACGGGTGCAAGCATGCGAGTGTCTGAAAAAGCGATACGCATGATTTGTCATCACGAGGGTGTCCGAACCCGTCCCTACCAATGCCCGGCATTAATCTGGAGCGTGGGGGTGGGTCACGTAATAGATCCTGCTCACTTGGCGGTGAAGTATGAGGAGCGCCGGAATCTACCGATACCCGAGGGCTGGGACCGGGTTCTCACGATGGACGAGGTGGACCGGATACTTTCTCAAGACCTTGGCCGGTTTGAGCGTGGTGTGGTTCGACTTTGCCCTGCTGCTGTTGGCCGTCAGGGAGTCTTCGATGCTCTCGTATCTTTTGCCTTCAACGTGGGTCTTGGCAATCTCCAACGCTCTTCCCTTCGGATGAAGACGAACCGGGGCGAGTTTGAGGAGGCTGCTGACGAGTTCCTGAAATGGACCAAGGCAGGGGGTCGGGTACTTCCCGGTCTTGTCAAGCGCCGTCAGGATGAGCAGAGGCTATATTTGTCTTAATTAGGGTATAATCGTGCCCAAATAGTCTTGCCTGACTGGTAAGACGCGGGACTAAGGAGAGGTGTATGCCTGCGTCGATGACATTTACCAGTTTGCAAGTGGACATTCGGAACTACCTTGAAAGAGGTGGTGCGACGGACCCTATTGTCTATGAGCAGATCCCCCGGCTGATCACCCTAGCCGAGCGGCGGATTGCGCGTGAACTGAAGATTCAGGGTTTCCAGACGGTGGTCAATACGACCATGCAATCTGGGGTAGCGGTCTATGCCAAGCCGGATCGCTGGCGCGACACTATCAGCATCAACTTTGGCACCGGGACGAACAACAACGTCCACACGCCGGTTTTCCCGCGATCCTACGAATACGTCCGTAGCTACTGGCCGAATGAGACAACGACCGGTCAGCCGCTGTTTTACGCCGATTACGATTACAAGCACTGGATCTTCGTGCCGACCCCGGCTGCGGATTACCCGATGGAGATCCTGTACTACGAACTGCCGCCGCTGTTGGACGACACGAACCAGACCAACTGGCTGACCGAGTACGCGCCGAACCTGTTGCTGTACGGGTCGCTGGTAGAAGCCACGCCGTTTGTGAAGGACGATCAGCGCGTTCAGTTGTGGCAGACCTACTACGACCGGTCGCTGGCTGCGCTCAATGGCGAAGACCTCCAGAAGATCGTTGATCGGTCCACGAATCGCCGGGAGGCATAAGTGACTACTTATACAAACACCTTCGGTGGAACGAACATCTACCCGAGCGATGTCTCGTACCGCTACGTATCGCTAACGATTGATCAGGTTCTGGACTGGCCGCTTGAGTCTGCTCCGAGCACTGATGTCGTTGCGAAGATCATGGACGTTAATGCGACGACTTCTAGTCTCGTCATCACGATGCCGGATGCGACCGAAGCCGGTACGGGTGAAACGGTTCTCTTTAACAACGTCGGCGCGAATACGTTCACGGTTAAGACCGCTACCGGCACCGTCATCTGCGCACCGCAGTCGGGCACGACGTTTCAAATTTACCTGACGAATAACAGTACGGTTTCGGGTACGTGGCGTTCGTTCCAGTACGGGGCTTCGGCTTCTGCAACCGATGCCGCTTCTTTGGCTGGCCTTGGTATCAAGGCGATTGCAACGACCCTCAACCAGTCGATGCCGGTTACAAGCTTCAGCACCAACTACACCACCGGTACGAGTGATCGCGCCAAGGTTTTGGTGTGGACGGGTGGTGCTGGCACGCTGTCGTTTGATGGCGCTCCGGTCTTGGGAAGCGATTGGTTCGTCAATGTTCGCAACAGCGGTACGGGTGATTTGACGCTCGACCCCAGCAGCTCGGAGCTGATCAACAGCGCGAGCACGCTGACCTTATCTCCCGGCGACAGCGCGATTGTTGTTACGAACGGTGTGCAGTTCTGGACGATTGGTTTCGGTCAATCTGCGGTCTATGCATTCAGCGTTCTGTCAATCGACATCTCGGGCAGCGGTGACTACACCCTGTCGGTAGCGGAACTGAATAAGACCGCTTACATCTTTACCGGCACGCTGACTGGCAATCGCAACATTGTCGTTCCCACTACGGCTCAGCAATACTGGGTCAGCAACCAGACATCCGGCTCTTACACGCTCGGAGTTAAAACTGCTGCGCAGTCTCCCGCTGTTACCGTAGCCAGTGGCGCAAGAGCCATTCTGTACTGCGACGGCACGAACGTGGTGGATGCGGATACGGCAACGATTGCTATCCCGGTTACGATTGCTCAGGGTGGTACTGGCGCAACAACGGCCAGCGGTGCGCGAACGAACTTGGGAGCAACCACCATAGGCAACGCTGTGTTCACCGCAGCCAGTACATCCGCAGCCCAGATTGCGTTGGGGCTGGACCCCATTGAGGGCGGTACGTACTGATGCCTCTTCAGCCGGTCATTGTTCGCTCTGAACCGGGTATCAAGCGAGACGGTACCAAGTTTGAGGGCAACTATTACGTTGACGGACAGTGGGTCCGCTTTCAGCGTGGACTGCCCAGAAAGATGGGTGGGTATCGTGCGCTTCAAGATCGCTTGGACGGTATTGCTCGTGGTATGCATATCCACAACCATAATGCATATACATACGTGCACATCGGAACGTCAGATGGTGTGTTTCGATTTCGGCTAGATCAGAACGGTCTTTCCAGTATTGTTACTAATCGCACTGACCCTAGTTTTGTTTCAAACGAAAACAACATGTGGCAGTTTGATGTGGCGTTCAACACCACAAATAACCAGAACGAGATTCTGGCGCATGTTGCTCCAAACGTAGCTGACATCTCATCGGATGCTGCTGGGCAATTGTATGTTGGTTATGACAACGGCACAGCTCCACTGACTCCGGTTCCGTCGCTGACTATCTCTGGCGGTATCGTTGCTCTGGCTCCGTATGTCTTTGCGTATGGATCAGACGGTTTCGTGCAGTGGAGTCGCGCTGGCTATACGGACGACTGGAGCGGTGGCGATGCCGGTGCTGCTCGGGTTACCAGCCAGAAGATCGTCAAGGGGCTACCGCTTCGAGCCGGTGCCGGTAATGCGCCAGCCGGTTTGTTCTGGTCGCTGGACTCTTTGGTTAGAGCTTCTTACGTAGGTGGAACTGCGGTATTCCAGTTTGACGTTATTACTTCGCAGTCGAGCATTCTCTCATCGCAGAGCG